GAAGCAATCAATGATAAACGATTATATTCAAGAAACATTTTCTAAAGCTAGAAAAATGTTATATACTAACTCGCAATATTCTGAAGATATACAGGCAAGAATTAAAGAGCGAGCTGACATAATTAGAGACGTAGGACAAGGGGCTAAATAGCATGGCAGATTATCCAATTAGTAACGTAGCAAGACGTATAGTTTACACAGGCTCAGCAGGTGTTGGGCCGTATGCGTTTAACTTTGAAGTGTTGGCTAACACTGACCTTAATGTATATAAGAATGATGTGTTGTTGGCATTGACAACAAACTATACAGTTACGATTAGTCCCACTTTGGGAACTGGCTCTATTACTCTAGTCGTTGCCGCTACTGGTGCTGACCGCATTACCATTGTTGGTGCGCGAGCAATACAGCGTACTACAGACTTTACTACTGGTGGTGACTTCTTTGCTAACACATTGAACGATGAAATGGATTCACAGACAATCCTAGTTCAACAGGTAGCCGAGACAGCAGAGCGTTCTATTAAAGCACCTGTTACAGACCCTACGTCAATTAACATGGTATTGCCAAACAATACAACACGGGCTAATAAATTTCTATCATTTAATGCTAGTGGCAATCCACAAACTATAGATGCAATAGGAACATATAGAGGCAATTGGGCAACAGGAACGGCTTATGTTTTGCAAGACGTAGTTAAAGATACATCTAATAACAATATCTATGTTTGTATAACTGCTCACACTTCTACTGGAACGCAACCTATTTCAAGTAACGCTGATGTTGCTAAATGGGCTTTAATTGTTGATGCCGCTTCTGCTACATCTTCTGCTAGTGCCGCGTCTTCTTCTGCTAGTGCAGCTTCATCTAGTGCAAGTGCCGCAAGTACATCTGCTTCTAACGCATCAACATCTGCTTCTAATGCTAGTACATCAGCGTCTACGGCTACTACTCAAGCGAGCAATGCTTCTGCTAGTGCTAGTGCTGCTGCCGCATCATACGACTCTTTTGATGACAGGTATCTTGGGGCTAAAGCATCCAACCCAACATTAGATAATGATGGCAACGCTTTATTAACGGGGGCTTTATACTTTAATAGCGTTTCTTCTGAAATGAGAGTGTATTCAGGAAGTTCTTGGGCAGCTTCTTATCTTCCTGTAACGGGATTATCAGCTTCCTCTGGCTCTAGCTTAGTAGGTCATATTGCTTCTGGTACAGGCGCAGTAGCTAGAACAGTCCAAAGCAAACTTCGTGAATCAGTTAGCGTTAAAGACTTTGGTGCTGTAGGTGATGGGGTAACTGATGATACAGCATCTGTTTTGGCAGCATTTACGGCATTAAATTTAGCAGCAGGTGGAAATTTATACTTCCCAGAAGGTACATATAAATTAACTTCTCTATTAGACTTATCAGCCATACCTTTATCTAATAGCACTATCTATGGGGTAAAAGGAAAGACTACTATTACAGGAAGTTTTGGATATGGGTTGATTTTTCTGGGGGCTTTAACCCACGTAGAATTTAAAGATATAATATTTGAAACAACATATACCAACGCAACTTTAAGTTCAAATACAGGGGTTGTTTATCAAGGTTCAGTAGATACGATAGAAAGTATGTTTAATGGCTGTAAGTTTACTGCCCCAACTGCAAATACACAGGGATTAGTATTTTTTAATAGAACAAGTGCTGGCGGTTCTGAAACCTGCAAAATAGATGGATTATGGATTGAAGATTGTGAATTTGACAACATCGGGGCAATAGGATGCACAATTATGAACCGTCAGACCACTTCTGATAAATGGTTGGCAGCTCGCAGAGTTTATTTTAATAGAAATAAAGGTAACGCATTAGGATTAAGTGGTAATTATGGGATGTTAGTTAGTTTTGATGGATACGGTTCTGATTTTACTTGCGATAATAATTCAATTAGAAACGCTTATCTTAACGGAATTGAAAATGTGTCTTGGAAAAACGGCTCAATCTCATATAATACTTTTAGTACATTTACAAGAAAATATAGAGCAATCGCTGTTGGGAATGCTTCTTATGTTACAAGTGGATTAACTGTAATAGGTAATAAATGTTTAGAACCTGCAACCTATCCATCAGCAGCTTTTTATGTTGAAGATAGTTATTTTGCAGGGAATGTTTGGGATTTTTCTGATAGTTTATCTTTAGTTGCCGCAGCAGAGTCTATGGCTTTTCTTTTTGAAAATTCAAGTAGAAACACTATCAACGGTGATACATTTAGAAGTGACGATGCTTATGCAATAAGATTTAAGACTTCAAGTGCAAATAATAGACTACGTGATTGTATTATAACTAATGAAACATCAGCATCTAATACAGCGACAGTAAATTTTGATAGTGCAGGGTCTACAGGTAACTTAGTAGAAGGTATTATTACTTCTGGTACAGGTGGTTCAGCCTACACACAAACAACATCAGCTACCAGTAATGCAGTTGGTTTTGATGGGGTAGGTTCTTGGACTCCTAACGTAACATTCGCAACTGCTGGTGACTTTGCTAAAACAATAACAGCGTCAGGAATTTATACTCGTAGTGGAAGATTGTGTACAGTATCTTTTGAGATTGATTCTACTTCATGGACTTGGACAACTGCATCAGGGGCTTTACGAATAACAGGGCTACCTTTTGCCGCAGATAGCGTATTGCTTAGTTACGGAACTGTAGGGGCCTTTAGAGGAATTACTAAAGCAAACTTTACGCAGTATTCATTGCGGACAAACAATGGTCAAACATATCTTGGTATTTACGCTTCTGGTAGTGGGCAAGTAACTGCTAATCTATCTGCCGTAGATATGCCAACAGGTGGCACAGTTCTTCTATATGGGCAAATAACCTATGTGTGTAAGCCAACATAATGGAAAAACTATTTAAACTATTGATGAAGTTGTCTAGTCCACGCATCCAAGTGCCTCTTGATAAGCAAGCCCACTTTGCTACAGGGGCTATCTTAGGGGCAATAGGTGTTCCGTTTATTGGCTGGTGGAGTATCTTGGTGGTATCGTTACTTGCTTATGCAAAAGAAAAGTATGATGCCAAGCATAAGGATAAACATACTGCAGATATTTGGGACTTTGTAGCAACTACACTAGGTGGCTTAATAGGTTTTGCACTTATAACAATAATATTATAAAAGAAAGATAACATCATGGAACAAAGCCTTCTCAATATCTTAATCATAACTACAGGCTCAGTCTTTGGCTGGATAATGCGTATGTTATGGACAGCCTCTCAGGAACTAAAGGCAGACCTAGCAAAACTAAGAGAGGAGTTGCCAAAGGAATACGTTTCCAAGGATGACTACCGACAAGATGTGAGAGAGCTGAAAGAGATGATAAGTAAGCTATTTGATTTAATTAATAAGCATAACTAATGCAACTGACACCTCACTTCTCTCTTGCTGAACTAACGGTTACTAAGACTAAACTAGATAACACGCCATCTAAAGCAGTAACAGAAGTCTTAAGGACAACATCTTTCTATATGGAGAAAGTGAGAGAGGCACTAGGTAATGTGGCTATCACTGTGAATAGTGGATACCGTAGTCCTGATGTAAATAAAGCGGTAGGTGGTTCAACTAACTCTGCACACACACATGGATATGCTGTAGACTTTACGGCTTATGGTCATACGCCACTCACTATAGCTAACACACTTGCTAAGAGTAGCTTGAAGTTTGACCAATTGATTTACGAAAACACTTGGGTTCATATATCGTTTGACCCTAGGATGCGTGGTGAACTTCTCACGCTTAAGTCTAAAGGTAAGTATGTGAAGGGGATTGTATAATGTGGTCAGTATTATTTCCAGCACTAATACCAGCACTAACAGATGGTGTCCGTGGTATATTTGCTAAGTTCACTGGTGGCGCAGGTGGCACACCTCAGAATGTAACAGAGCGTATTCAACTCATGCAAGCAGAGACAGGTAGACTGCAAGCACTAGCAGAGATAGACAAGCCAGTAGGTGAGCCTGACAAGTGGGTGACTAACCTACGTTCTAGCTTTAGATACCTAGCCATCATTGTTATTTGGTTGGCTACAATAGCTGCCGTGTTTACCCCAACAATCCCCGAAGCAATTACTCTTATCATGCTTGACCTAAGTGGCGCTTGCATGTCGTTTGTAATTGGTGAACGGATGTATCTTACTCTAAGAAAATGACAGTCCATTTAGTATTGCCTGACGTTCAGGCCAAGGATGGGAATGACTTTACTTTCCTAAAATGTCTTGGAAATTTTATTGTAGAAAAACAGCCCGACGTTATAGTGTGCATTGGTGACTTTGCAGACATGGAAAGTTTAAGCACCTATGACAGGGGAATGAAGTCGTTTGAGGGGCGTAGGTACACTAAGGATTTATTTGCAGCCAGAGACGCAATGGATGCCCTTCTTACCCCATTGTTTCGCTATAATAAGACAGCAAAGAACAATAAACACAAGCAATATAAACCTAGGATGGTTCTCACTCTAGGCAATCACGAAAATAGAATTAACAGAGCTATCAATGAGGATAGCAAACTTGAAGGATTGATGTCAACAGATGACCTACCGTATCAAGACTGGGAAGTTGTACCATTTCTCGATGTCGTCGTTATTGATGGTGTTGCTTATAGTCACTACTTTACTTCTGGCGTTATGGGCAGGCCTATCACATCTGCTCAAGCTCTGCTTACGAAGAAACACATGAGTTGCTTTGCTGGCCATCAGCAAGGGAGACAGATTGCTTACGGCAAACGAGGCGACGGAACTGAGATGACCTCGATAATATGTGGCTCCTGCTACGAGCATGATGAAGACTACCTTGGCCCACAAGGGAACTTACACTACCGTGGCTTCTATGTATTACATGACGTTAAAGATGGGGCGTTTGACGAGATGGCAGTATCAATTAAGTTCCTTAAAGAAAGGTATAACTACTGATGGCCTACGCACAAGATGATGAATCAATTGTTGACGTTTGCAATAGACTGCTTGGCTCAGAGCTAGAGGAAATAGAAGTCGATGCTGATGAGCAAACTGTTTACATACACACCAGCACCGGGATGATTAAGATTAATGGTGAAGACTTATCTATGTGGGTTGAGTGCGAAAGATACGCCAGCTAAGGTAACTCACCGCCATTAATATCTATATGGCCTTCATCCCAGTTCAATGGGCATCCAGTCCAACCACACTCTTTAGTTGATGCTAGGTTCTTGCCACACACATCACAGATAGGGTCTTTCTTTTTCTTACCCCATATCAAATCGTAGTTATCTTCGTATTCCTTGCTATTCTTGCGTGATAGTATTGCATCACCAGTATGTTCGTTCGTTGTTGTTACCATTATCTCTCCTACAAATTCATGGTTTTCTCTATTGTTTGTCTTTAATATTAAGCAGATTATTACATACAAGCAATCTTGCTTTGTACAGATTAAGGACAACTATCATGTGGACTACACCAGCAGCTACAGAAATGCGCTTTGGCTTTGAAGTAACTATGTATGTAATGAATAAATAATTCTGTTATACAGAATGGCGACTACTAAGCCAGTTGCCATTCCTAAAGCAAACGCTTCTTTGTAACATAATATGTATTCAAGTGTATACATGTCAAATCCTAGTAGCAAAAAGTCCCAACATCAGTTGTTATACATTTAAGTATTTTCCCATCTGGCATTTTAACTGGTTCGTATATGTCTGTGCCATTCATCAATGACAATACTAATAATAAATTAATCATATCCGTATCCTATAGTTTACAATCTGTTAGTTATGTTGCGGATAAGTAACAGTTTTTAGTTCAATACTAAACTAACCATGTGTACATCCGCCAAAACATCCGCCAACAATGCGCATCACTTCCTCTGAAACCCGTATACAGACCTGATTAGACCGAATTAAACTCAAAAAAGTAATATATGGTGGGGTACTCACCGACTTAACGCGAGTCGTGTGCGTGTCAGCTTTGGTCATACAGTCTTCCCTATGTAGGTAGCTTTGCTGTCATGGAACTGAACCTCTACAGCGCAGTCTTGCCCTGCGTTTCCATTGATTAGTTTATAAAACCCAAAACACATGGAAACAATACAGATAAGTAGTAACGTTGCTACAACTACTGTGGCTCTATCTATGCTTGCGTCTTTTTTGCAGTCGCAGTTACGCCCTTGATTACAGTTTTGATTACACGGCATCTTTATTCTCCTGTTCTACTACTCTATAAAATTTAACATACTGCCAATTAAGCTGGCTTGCCTTAACAACATAATTCCCCTGTGAGCTGTAAGTTTCAACTTCAATCAAGCTGTTAGGCAGCTCGTAACATTCATGTGAGCCGTCGTGTTTCTTCCATCCTTGCGTAACATCATTCACCATGATAGTGCAATTCTTTTATAAGTTGCAAGTAATGTATTGCCTTGTCAATGTCCTGCACACCATTCTTGTTAGCGTGTCGGCACACATACTTAATCACGTTGCCTTCTAGGAACGGTATATTATTCTTAACGATAAATGTCACTGGCTGTATTGCCATATCCTTGTAGTGACTGCCACCTTCTTGCGTGTCTAGTGCGCTCATAATTATATTAATCCTGATGGAACTGAGTTATACATACCAAATGTGCTAGGTATGCCACGGTGTTCTGTCTTACGTTTCTCTTGTTTAAACAACTCTGGCCTTGTCTCAAACATGGCGCTAATCTTTCTCAAGTTTGGATTAGCAGCAATCATGTCGTCGTATGGGCCTTTCTCATTGAGTGGCTGTGCAGGTCGTTGGTCATTGCGTAGTTTGGAAAAGTAACCCAGAGGATATAACTTCTCAAGTTGCTCGACTGTATTAGGAATAAACTCTAGCCCTGAAAATGCGTAGTAGTTCAGCATCCCTTGACCTTTCTTAGTTATCTTGCGTGTAATAACCAAGTGATTTTGCTGTGATAGATGGGCTAGTATGTAATATACCGCATCCCTTGTTAGACCAGAACGTTTCATTATCTCTTTGGCTGTCACACATTCATCGCCAATAGAATCCATGATTAGTTTATATCTTGCTTCAATCTTTAGGTGCTTCTCAATTACTGGTCTCATCGTGTTCTCCGTAGTGGTTGGGTACTAGGTATATACTTTCTATATACTTTTCCCCATTATTTAATTGTTAAAACGGTATATGCTAGAACGGTATATCCGATGCTATCTCATCAATGGCTTGCTTCTGATAGCCGTTAGCTTTAGCACCTTCTTTAGCGATTGATACTACTTGCTCTGGTTCAGCCAATTGACACCAGCCATCCCAACCAACAGGGAACATTTCAATCTTTGCTGCTAGGCCACCAGTCTTGGTCTCCATTACAACGCCTACTTTTGTCCAGCGAGTTTTTTTCTCACCGTTCTTATCCTCGTACTCACCATTCTTTGCTACTAAGTTGTATTTAACTGCCATGATTATTTTCCTTTTAATCGTTGAATTGTTGTTTCTACTTCGCCGTTGAACTCTACCGCCTTGCTTTCAACCTCTTTAATATATTCATCATCCCGGTAAACGCGTTTGATAAACAATTGTAAATCCAGTGGGAACTCCGGGCAGTATGATACAAAGTCTACCCACTTTGCCCCACTGCATGCCATTTGAAACTGCATCTGCGGTATGTATTTTGTTGGCGCTCTGTCTTCCAGCATTGTCTTAGCGTGTGTCGTAGCTTTTGGGCATTTGATTTCAATCAGCCCTAGCTCGTCATCGTCTTCTACTATGCCATCAGGACTAGCCCCACAGAAAGGCAACGTTGGATGTTGCATAAACGCTTCTTGCCTAACAAACACATTGCGCTCTACCTCATACCATGCACGAGCAAATGGTTCTAACTCGATACCGTTGGCCATGTATTGATTAGTATAGCCTTCTTCACGCTTGTTATTTAAACGCTCACAGACGAGTTGCATCCTGTAGTCTGCACGACTAGCTGCCTCACCAGTTTTAATCGTTGCCATGACATCTGCAATGCGACTGGCTGTGATTTTACCAAGACGTAGTGCATGCCATTCTTCAGTTCCTTGAATTATCTCAGTCATTTTTTATCCTTTCGTGATACATGTATTGCAAGTATCCATTTATCGCCCATCGCTTCTTTGCAAGCAGCAACCTTCTTAGAAAGCACCTCTGCTTGTAATGGATTAGGCGGTGTTAAGCCGTATAGTGAATTAATAATCATGTTATCCACCGACTTTGTATTGAGCGACTCTGCACGATTCGCCAAACTGGTTAGAAACATTAATAAGTTCAGTCTCAATTTTGCGACCCCTTTTCTTTAGCGTATGAATGGCTGCAGACAGTCTGTATATGCCAAGTAGATTCCATGCTTCTAGTGGTGTAATAGACGGATGAGCATCCAAGAAACTTTCCAAGCGTTCAATCTGCGTCATGTTATTTACTCCCCAATTTAGATTTCATGCTATCTTTGGTTGCAATCACAACGGCCTGTGCATCTTTATGTTGGCCACATGCTGATAGTGATTCTGTAAAAAACTCTTGCAGTTGAGCCATAGTTGTTGCTGTTTTAATCTTATCGGTTAATGGCGTAGTATCAAACTCAATAGTTGGAAGGTCATCGCCACTGTAGATGTATAGACCAAGCCCAAACATCGCTAGGTTTTTTGTTAAGCAGCGCATGATAGTTTTATTTATGTCAAACATTGAGAACGCTTCTACAGACTTCTCGCCAAACTTAGTCTTATATGTGTAGCCTTCTTTCTTCATAGCCTTGTTAGCGCCATCCATTACTGGCAACCACATCTCATGTGTGCATCCCCCAGCAGTAACTACGGTATAGACCATAGCGCCAGCATCAGACTCAAAGTATGGTAAGCCTTGAGCTGTCTTAGCTACTTCGTAATGTGCGTTAGGATAAAACTTCTTGAACTCAGCCCATGCCCATGACCAGCTAAGGTATGTTAAGCCATTACGAGCTTCTGTTTTATCGTTTACATTCTTCTCAAATAACTCTTGAAATCTATTAGTTGTTTCCATATCGTTCTCCTGTTGTTGTCTTAATTCATCCATTACTTCTGCTTGAAATTGTTGCTCGCTCATTAGTTATCCCCTAATGCTTCATGGAATACCCAGTTTGCATGTTTGTTTGACTTGTAATTATCCTCAACAAACCTAGCAAATCGGTTTATCTCAGCATCGTATAAGTCTCTGATACGGCCCAGTTTGTCAT